TAGCGAAGAATAGGTTATCATCACCTTCTGCTGGTCTAATAATTGTAGTAGACCCTTTTGCTCTCATTGAGATGTCACCAAACTGTGTACCAGAGTTGTTCAAAGTCATCTGACCACCATTAAGCGCAAAGAACGCTTGGCGTGTAAAGATTGACAAGGAACCAATACCGTTAACACCAGCACCGTTTTTAGCAACATAACCTGTACCGTTTTGTGTACGAGGCGTGAAACCAAAACAAAGAACGTATGTGTAAAGTGAGTCTGTGTCTAGCAATGCTCTATCGGCAAGCAAACAACCACCACCACGACCAACTGCCCTGTTAGGGAAATCGTCAATGCCGATGCTTTCGATAGTACCAGTACCACCACGTTGGGCGTAAAGAATATCTCCAACTTCTACATTACCTTTAAGGTTACGAACGTAGATTTGTCTTGCTGAGTCGATGTCTGTGATGTATGATACAAAACCAGTAGCACCACTTGAGAATGTTACTTCGTCATCAACTTCAAACTGTGACTGCGCTGAGTGACCTGCAACCAAATAGAATTCTTGTCCGAGGTCGAGAATACCACCCTTAGAGTTGAATGGGTTCAATGTTGGTTCAACATCAAGACGGTTAAAGTTAGAAAGTTGTGAGGAGTCACGAATATATGGCGAACGTCTTAGCAACGCACCTGGGCGGTAAGCAATAGCGAAACCACCTTCTGGATAATCGAAGTTATCAACCTCAAAGTTCATGTAACCGAAACCTTGGACATAACAACCAGAACCAACCAAGATACCATTTGTTCTTTCGTATCCTGGAGATTTTCTGATAACAGTAGCGTACTGACCTGCTGTAGAAGTCAATGAACAATCATCTGGAAGTGCAATAGGCTCTTCAACGTAATATGCGCCTGGGCCAACAGAGATGTGTACTGCATTGTCGATGTCGTTTCTGTCGTAGTACCCACCAGCTTTTTCTAATGCTAGTTCAGCGGCTCTCTTAAGTGATCTCACAGGCTGTAGAATAGTTCCTGGGTATCTGTCATCACCATCTGAGGCAACGTGAACCTTAAGTGCTTTTTCTGTGTTCTTAGAAACTTCGTTGTAAAGCTGACGATAAGTCATCTTTTCAGTTTCACCAGTCTGAACATTTTTAAGAGCAAAGTAGCTGTCTTCGTCTAGTTTAGGCTCAAATGCTCTAGTCAAGTTCATGTCGAAGTCAACTAGTTCAGAACCTGTGATAGTTGAGTTAGCGACTGTTGAATCTGTGATAGCACCGCCATCGAATGTGGATTTAGATTGAGCTAAACCTTCAGCCGATGAACTTGTGATTGTAAGATTTTGTGCAACCACACCATCCATTGTACCTTGGAATTCTGAATTAGCAATAACAGAATCTTGAATTGTACCACTAATTGTAGTATTAGTAAAGATATTGTTGTTGCCAGTTCCGTCAGAGAAATCTGAGTTTAGAATAGCCATGTTGTTTGCAGAACTGTCATTGATAATAGAACTTGTCATTACCATGTTGTTTGCAGTAGTATCGATAATAGATGAGTTACTAACAAGAGTATCCCAAATTTGACCATTAGAGAAACGTGAATTAGTAATATCAACGTCATCTAGGTCTGTACTGATGATCGTAGAGTTAGAAATCGCAGTGTCAAATATAACTGTATTACCAGAGATAACTGTATCGCTAATTGTGCCATTAGAGAAGTCAGTTGTTATGATAACAGAGTTTGACATCAATGCGTCTTCAAGGACGATTTCATCAATAGTAATGTTTGTAAGGATCAAGCCGTTTGCAGTACCTTGCTCAATAGCAACGTTTGCGAATGTGGAATCATCAATCTGAGATTGAATAAAGATATTGTTGTTGCCAGTACCATAAGAGAAACTAGATTGCTCAATGGTCATATTATTGCCAGAGCTATTACGTATATCTGAGTTGTCAATGGTAGAGTTTGTAAGAACAACATTATTACCAGTACCGTCATTAAATTCAGAATTGGTAATTACTGAGTCAGTCTGTGTAATGTTGTTAGCAGTAGCTGTTTCAATGGTTGAGTTGTTTAGTATGGATGCATTAATAACACCGTTATCAAATGTAGAACTGTTGATCTCAACACTATTAAGTGTAGAGTTAGACATTGTTACATTGGAGATAACACCACCAGTGATGGTAATTCTATTGAATATTTCATATTGTAACGCTTGAACGAGTTCTTTGCGTGTGATGTTTTTTGTACCATCATCGCCCTGTATCAAGTTTACTACAACAAACAAATCTTCTGATCTGGTGTTAGCACCTGTTATCGGACCTAGTTCTGAAATCAACGACATTATGCGATACCTTTATCTTTTTCTTATTTCTTTTATTTATAACACCAAGCCGTGCCATCACTCACATTTCTTAAATGTATGTGATAAACTTTACTGCTTGGCTACGGTCTAACACGTAAGCTACAATTTCCATAATATTATTGTTTGCAGATTTCAGAAGTCGGTGTCGCCCATCGATCATACGATATGGCTTATTATGTGGATTTTCCATCCCCTCAACGACTAAACATGGTAAAGTTATGTCTGCATTTTTATATCTATTTCCTTCTTGGTCTATATCTTCATACGGCACATGCCCTATATCAGAAATTAAAACCTTTTCTGTCTTTATGTTCTTATATTTAGCCCAATCGTAAAGTTCCTTACACTCAATGTAAGCAGTAAGACCATCAATCGACCATTCATCTACTAACCAGTGCCTCACTTTATTGCAAAACCCATACTTATCCTATCAGTCTCTGATCCAACACAATGCCACATATATGGTTCTTGTGCTGTGACATCAAACATGCGTACTGTGAAGTCAGCATCATCATAATCTGTAATTACTTCATCGCCTTTAAGATAACGAAAGAAAGACTTGTTTCCTTCTGGTGTCCAAGTGATGTAGAGGCGTTGACACGGATTGTCGCTGTTGGTATGCCAACCCATAAATCCCGTATCTGGATAATGGAAGAACCCACTGGTTCTCACCACATTATCCTTAAAGTATCTTTGTAATATGGGTTGGATTTTCTGAGAAACCCCTAAGCTTGCAAAGCTAACCATATTCTGATCTCTATGTGTACCATCATCAAAATCTGGAATAGATTCTTTGTTAAGAAAACTTTTCCAATTGTCAACTCGCTTAGCACCAATCAGTCTGGTGTTGAGTAAAATTTCTTTCATGTGCTTATTGAGAATTACATTAATCTCAGATAGAACACCTTTATCCAAATCAAACCGTATACTCATGCATACTTAACTTTATAATCTTCAGTTAACGCTGGGATGTTGCCAATCAACATTGATTCAGAATAAGTTGTTGCCTTACTAAAATCTAATGTATTAGGTAAATCCCTCAGTGTTTGTTTGTCTGCTTCAATCAACGCTACTTTGTCTGCATCACCCATAGCCATATAACGAACTTGAACTCTATCTAAATCTGTCAAGCACATATTACGTGCTTCTTTAATTTCAGTAAGTACAAAACTGTGTATTAATTCAATATCAACAACAACCTTAGTAGGTTTTTTGATATCATCAAACTCACAACGATCTGGAAATGAAGTTAATGTACGCAACTCTTCGGAAGAATTTTCGTCAATCAAATCATAAGAAACGCTTACCGATTTCTTAGGTATAACTCCCTCTTTTTTTAATTCTGTTACACTTTTATCTGATACTGTAAAACACACCTTCTTCGTCCCAATAGGGTGGTTGTAAAAAATAGTTTTCATAATATATTTCCTTTATTAGTATACGAGTAGCGCCGTTATCAATGTGGGGTCAACTGCTTGGATACCTAGAATTGTTTGACCAATGTTATCATCTGATGGGATGGCAACATATGAGTTGTAGTTTTTGGAAGCTCTGATAGTAAAAGATGTCGAAGACCGTGCTGAATTCCATGCGTTATAGTTTGTTGTCTGTGAATCAGGTGCGCGTCTAGCAGTCAAACTTGTTGTTCCATCATCCACGTTACCAATAACAACACCATAAGCGGAATTTGGTGGTCTAATACCAGCAGCAATATTAATTACATAATTACCAGTCCCACTCTTTGATAGAGTTAGGCCAGATGATGCTATTACAGCACCAGTGGAACCATTAAAGGTAATGAAGCCTTTTAGTAACTGAACAATACCTGTTAACTCTGATCCATCACCAGTAAACTTATCAGCATCTACTGTTCCTGAGAAATTACCATCATCTGCTGTGATATCGTTAAATTCTACGTTGTCTGCTGTTCCTACTGATTGACCAATAGCAATAGCTCCATCAGAAATAGTAACACCTGTACCTGCTGAGAAAGAGCCTCTCGCTCTTGCCGTTGTGAAATATAGTCTATTGCTACCTTCAGTCAGATTGTTTGTAGTGTGATTTGTAAGTGAACTTACAGTACCGTTTACGTTACCTGTGAATGTTGCTGGAATATTAGCACCGTTACCGTTTTCAAATACCTTTGTAGTTCCACCTGGTGCATATACGTCACCAGTCAAATTGCCGATAAACTTTGTCGATGTTATCGTGGTTGAAGTAATAGTGTTTGCTGATATGTCGCCAGTTATCGTGCTTGCAGTAATAGTGTTTGCTGTTAGACCTTCGGATAGGAACATATTAAAACTGTTTATTGATCCAGCGGGTGATACCTTAAATTTAGGATCACCTGTTCCAGTATCAATAATAAAATTTGCGTCTTCAGAAGTGTCAAAACCAATGTCCCATGAAAGTGTTCCATCAGTAAATCTTGCCTGTGCGCCATTAGGATACGTGAAAGTAGCAACTTCTTGTGCGGCTGGATTAGTTACAGTTATGGGTGAACTGAAACTAACAGCACCACCATTTGTAAAAGACGCAATAACATCTGATCTAAATTCTGTATCCGCAAATAAATTATTAGCCGTAAAGTCACCTTGGATAAAAGCATCACCAATAGTAACATCACCAAGTGCTGTAGCAGTTACTGCTTGGTTGCGAAAGAGATCGACCATTTCATTAGTTTTATCAAACCAATTCTGAAAAGTCTGTGTCGTTGTAATGTTTTGTATGCTTGATTTTGCCATATCTACTTCTCTATCCGATCTAATCTATCACAAACTTGCACTAGCAGTTCTCTGATTGAATTTACTTCATTACTTAACTTCGACACTTTTGTGTGAAGCGCTCTTTCTTGCTTATATTTATTCAAAGCGGCAACATCAGTATTGAGTACCGCTTTGGATTGTTGATGTCTGATAAAAGAAGCCATTATGTCAACGCCAATGCTCTGTAATCTCGTACAGTTGGAGATTTACTGATATCAGGAGTAAGCATGTCAATTCTTATGGCAAATTTTCTATATCCCATAAAAGTACCAGAAGTGCTAGTATACTCAAGTGCGCCAGCACCATCTTTATTAGCTTCTGGTAGTACATACTTGAATTCACGATAATCGTCTACGTTCGTATCTGAAGAGAACAGATTTATACCTTCTGCAACTTCAAGTTCGATCCAAGGGATTGTATTGAAAGATGCACTATCGTATACATTCTGTGGTCTGATATAAACTTTGATGTCTGATCCACTTGGACGATAACCTGTCAAAAACACTTCGATGTCTTCAGCGTCTAAGTCTTCATTAAGTTCAATTGTTTTTGAAATATATTTAGAAGTAGTAGCCGCATCGTTAGTCGCTTTGTATTGATAAGCCAACAACGAAGACGTTTCCAAATCAACAATCGGTGAAGATGTAGAATTGGCGCTATTGCCCATTGTCACGGTAATGTCGAACGGTTTGGCTCTAGCAGTATCATTTGATTTACTGAAGAGAACCACACCCTTGCGTCCGAATGTGTTATTCCCACCAAACTTCATTGGCATGTTATATGATGTCAAAGTATCTGCTGGGTCTGTAAACGTACCACTTAGTTTCGTGGTGGTGATCGAGTCATTCGCCTTCATGATTAGTGGCTGTACATAGCTTAGATTGATATTATCAATGGTTCCAATTGTACCTGTTGTACCACTATCAAATCCTACGATAGTCCCACTTGCTGTGAATTTCTTACTAGCTGTCGCTGTAGAACCTGCGAGGTACATTTTCGAACGCTCAAGTCTGTTGTAATGTACGATTTTACCAACAACGATAGACTTACACGTCCCAGAGCCAACTGTAAAGTCAACAGGACGTTCTGTAGTGATTTCAGTTGCGCTGTCAACACTTACAACTTCGAAGATTTCGCTTCTTGAGCCACCAGCATTTGTTACCAAGATTTTATCACCAGAAGCAAAGCTGTCGTTAAGTGACGTACCTGTAATAGTGGTTCCATTGATAGGCATAGATACAGTGCTAGAAGTAGCACCTGTCAAGGCTTTTTCTTCATAAACTTCTTCACCAGCAGCAAACCTGCCATCCCAATCACTTAGAGTTAAGAACTCATGGTCATCATTAGTCATGGTTACAGAACCTGTAGATGCGTTGAAATCGTGACGATAAAGAGTGAATTTCAAGTCTTCGTCTTGGTATGATTTCCATGCTCTGTTATTTGTAGATGAGAATAGAACCCCATCACCCCAGTCTTGGACAACTGCTTGCCCTTGAGTTGCGCCAGGTGTCAAGTCTATGCCACCAACTTTAGATGTAAAGACTAGGTAGTTTGGATCGTTTGCATCTGGCATGATTACCACTGAATATTCTTTTTCAACATCCATTCTGATTGGAGCGTCAAAGTCAACAGTTGTTACAGTGGATGCGTCATCAGTTGCATTAATTTGGCTTGGGTTGAGGTGTATCTTAGAGAAAGGCAATACTTGTGATGCTGGATAACCGTTAATTACTTCACGCAACATAACGGTAACACCATTAATAGCACTCTTACGCTTGAAGAAAAGATCAATCTTAGAAATGAACACACTGTTCGAACCACGACCCATACCCTTTTTGATAAAGAATGTCTGTGCCAAAGGATCAATTGTTACTGTTCTTGCTGGAAGTGTTCTTGTAGTAATTTCAGTACCAACATCAGTATCTGGAACTCTTGTAGATGCTGTCAATGCACTCTTTTCAACTGAGATGTTGTATGCATGATACTGCAAATCAATGATAGATGTTGATGCTGATTCAATGCTTGAATACTGGCTAACGTCAACTACTGTTAGAACTCTATCACCGACAAAGAATGTTCCATCTGGCAATTCAAATATTGCACGAATTTTACCATTAGAATCTGTGGTAACAGCCGCGCCTTTAATACCTGCACGTCTAACCGCTCTGCTTGTGTTAGCCGTTGTGCCTGGACGTACAAATTCGTTTACATCCACACCATCAAAGAAGAAGTAATGTTGTGTATTGGGACGAAGCCCTGCCGCAAACACTTTAATCTCACGACTACGCATGTAAGGTTGGAATTCAAAGTTGGAAACAAAGTCGCCAACTGACTGATTAGAAGTTGCTTCATTAACACTTAATGCAGTTGTAGAAGTTGTAGTTGAGCCACCTATAGACCACTGCCTACCACCAAGGTGTTGCATTGTAGTAGTTGTATTACTAAAGTTTTGTACTGTCATTGGGACGAATTGTTGTAGATTGTCAACAAAGTCACGGAATGGTGTTGCTAGGTCGATATCAAGAGTAACTGGATTAGTTACTGTATCTTGAGCCATATCATGGCTTGGTGACAATGAGCCAACACCATCATATTTCCAGAAGTTAGACACACAGTTTCTAAAGTTGGTTGCGTATGGTTGACCCAATAGCTTTGTATGTGCATTTCTGCTTAGTGTTGCAATTTCCGCATCTGCTGTTGATGGGAATATTGTTGCGGTTGTACCACTTTTGTATTTCAAGTCTAATGGGAATGTATTAAGCGCTGGGCTAAGACTTTTTGTGTCTGAATGAACAGCCGCTTGATAATCTGGATTAGACAGATCAGCAATGCTTGTGTCGTTGAATGGATCAACTATAAAGCCATTTTTAAATCTTGTCAAGCCGTTTTCATCAGTAACATTTAAGTTTTGAGTTGCTTGCTCTAATTGGTTCAAGCTGATGTAATATTCCATCGCATCAAGTTTTTTCTCTAGCTTGGCGATATCACGCATGGTGTAGTTTCTGACACCTGATGCTTTAGTGCTAACAGCATAGTAATTCTTGTTTTGATCAGCACCTTCTTGTGCCGACAACATAGGATATCCTGGGATAGTAATCTCAGAGATCACAAGTTGATCAGCACCAACTTTAGGTGGTACTGGCAACTCATCTTCTTCGCCCTTAATGATGGCAGACTTACCATAAGAATCTAGCGTAATCGCATCAATTCTCGCCAAGTAGTGTTCTATGTCAGATGTAGCATTTCCATTCACCATTGGAATAACATAGTCAGAACCTGCAAATGATGGTTGTACTGCACCAACAGCCGCCGTTACTACAGAAGCCGCACCATCAGTCAATGCCGTATAGCTTGCACCCGCACCTAAGTCAGCATATGGTCTAAAGTCAATACATTCTCTTAGACGGTAAACAGTACCAGATGTAGAGATATATGTTGGGACATCAGATGATCTGATCTTGCCAGTTGGAAGTATAGTCGTAACATCATCGGTAGGATAGCTGTTTACTGCAAAGAAGTTGATACCTGTTGCATTGTTTATTTTGAAAACTTTTAATTTAACTGTAAGTGTACCACTTGTAGGCTTGGTTCTTCCAGCAATAACTTCCATATAAGAAATGTCGTAGAAGTTGTCCTGTGCATTTGTTACCAAACGGAAGCAGTCTGTAAAGTCATTACCTAAGCTATCTACAACACTGTCGATTGCATAAACATCAGGGAAGCCCAAGCTGTATCTTGTTTCGCCATTATTCCAAATAACTTTGATGTATGGATTTACTGATAATTTGTTGTATGGTGATGTATTGACAATTCTTTTGTTGTAATAAACGTCTGCTGCTGGGTCTGAACCTGGAGCCAAGTTAATAGTAAGAATTGAATTATTGATAGCTGTTGAATAGCTGTTCACTGCAATTAGTGTGTTAGACGCATCTACCACAACAATGTCGCTATTGTCTACTGCAAAGTCATCGCCTGGTTGTGCGTTGATAGTGATTGTATTAGCAGTAACCGAAACACTACTTTGTGTACGTACAGGAATATTAACATCTGTAATTTCTTTTAAGCTTCTTGCGCCAGTGTTGAATACCATAGGTGCATTCTTAGTATCTTTAATCTTAGAGCCAGCCGCAATAGAAACCGATCCACTAGTCGAGACAATACGTTCAACATCAGCGAAAGTTTTAGTTACATCTGTGATACTAGCACCAAACAAGTATAGTTTAGTTGGTGTGAAGTTCTTTACGAATGCACTACCAATTTGTGTGCCATTAGCAAGCTGTAGTTGAACTGCACTGTAATCAGTAGCCATAGTACCATTTACTGAGGTAATATCAACATACCCACCGTAATTGAGAGATATGGCTTGGTTTTGTTGAATATTTGTTGATGTGACTGGATCAATAGTAACATCTAGGTTACCACGATTTTCTACTCTATAACCTTTAATGTATGCTGAGCCTTTTCCAACCAATGCTTTTAGGTCTACGCCACGGCGTTCTGTTGTCACTTTAAAGTTTTCAACAATATAGTCTCCGCTTTCTTCGTAGGTACGTTTCGCTAGTTCTTCTGCAATTGAGTTGAATTGAGAAACATCTCTCAATGTCACAGCAGAACCGTTTTCATAACGAATTAATGTAAAGAAGTTTGCATCTACGTCAGCAACCGCTGTTGTTTTGGCAACCAATGTAGGAACCATCTTAAGTCTGTCAGCACCTGGAGCATTTTCATTTGTGCTTCCGTTGGCATTGTCATAAAGGCTGTTGTCTTGGAGTGAAGAGATTAGAGACTCTGCTACTTCATAACCAACTGAAATTCCATCTGGTTGGTTGTCGTACTTAGAAACAACAAGTGTTTGATCATCTGCGAATAGGAAGTGACCCTTTTGGAAAACAACACCAGCCGCCGCTTGGATACCAAAGGATTTACCTGTTGGTGTTGGTAGCTGTGTTACGTTGATTGTTGCAACACTAAGATCAGTAGAAATAAGTGTCGAACCATCGTATTTGTAACGGTTGATTGTAAGTTCTTCACCAGAAATGAATGTCTTATAGTTGCCTGTTTCATTTGTGTTCAAATAGTTGATATACAAAGTGTTTAGGTTTGGTGGACGTGTTTCGAAACCTCTATCTGTAATAATAATAGAAGCCCTAAGACCAGTGATCGCACCCTCAACTTCATACTTTGTGTCAATAGACTTTGTTGCACCAGAGATAACTTCATCTTCTGTAACTGGCATGTAGAGTTCTGGATCAAAACCAGTCTTGTCGGTCAACTTAACAAACTGCAAACCGTTTAGGTTTGTAAAGTTACAGCCCTTGATAATACTACCTTCTTGATAGATGTTATCACCAAATTGCTCGACTTGGTTTTGCAGAATAGTCTGCAATTGTGTCAGTTCCCTTGCCTGTACGGCATATGCTGGCTTAAAGAGAATCTTGTAGAACTGCTTTTCCAAACCAAAATCATCAAAGTATGGTGCAATATTTAAATTTGTATTAATGGGCATGTGTAAGGTTCCTTAAAATTCTAATACTAATTTGTATTCTTCTCTCGAAGTCGAAGTTCTTGCAAGAGGGACAAAATCTTCCATAAAGTAAACTGTTCCGCTACGCTGAACGTAATCAGACTCGACTGTGTTATCAGCCTTTGGACTATTTATAGTAATTCGTTGTCCCTGCGGATTGATCAAGTTCCTCGTGTAGTCAAAAGAATTGTCGTTATTTGCGGCATTCGGATATGGTCCCATATAACTAGCAAGGTATACAGTATTTGAAGTTTCGTCTACTTCATGTACTTTGCCTGTAAATGTGGTTGTGTTGTTAACATCTGTCTGTGTCAATTCGGCGTCAACAGTTGCAAAGTTGAACTGGTTAGTAGTGATTGCAATTCTATTGTCGAAGACTGTAGGTGTATTCGCGCTGTTTGCTGATGCACTTAAGAACTCTGGGTTTTTAACAATACCAAGATGTGAGTAAGTATTTGTTGCACCAATATCATTATTGTTGGATTCTGTGATGTAACCGTAAAGTAGAATGTGACGGCAATGCATCTCATCAATCATATTCCATCCATGACCACCCTTTGGTGAAAGGACTGGTCTTAGGTTAGCTCTTACGTCAATAGAAATTGGGTCTTCTGGATCAAAATCAAATATAGGATCGATAATCGATGCTGTCACATTTGTATAACCAGAGCCTGGATTTAGAATTAACAAAGAAGATATGTTACCTTCAATAACATTTGGAAGCGCACTCGCCCCAGTACCATCACCTTGAACTACACATGTTGGTGCTAATGTAAATGTAGAGCCATTCAACACGCCATCTCCAAGAGGGTTCCCAATTACTTTAATCTTGCCGTATTGAACGCCAACTTGGAAATCATAAGAAGCAATAACGTAAAGGTTTGACGGACCGCCATTTGGGTTAGTAATGTAAATTGACATTCCCACATAGTAGTTTGTAATTTGATTTATTCCTGTAGCTCTTACTGTCAGAGTACCATCATTGCCAGGAGCCGCCATAAGGAAACCACTGACAGATGGGTATCCTGCATTATCAACAGGATTTTCAATAAAAATGTCACTTATTTCTGAGCCATAAACAACATTGTTAGCATCAGCATTTGGGTCTGGGTCGATTATCATATCAGACGCAAGAGGAATGAAACCAACTGCGTTATATGCTTCAAATTCTGCTGGGGTAATTGCATACATAAACTTCCAAACATATTTGTCTGCTGTTCTGTATATCTGACCCTCAGTATATGGGTTCCAGTTTGGTGGTGCTGTAGATGTCGAACCATTGTTGTTGAAAAGACATTTGAATACGCGATAATCACCAGTATCATTGTTTGTAGGTCCGACAACTGCGTAGAACTTCTTATCAGTCATATCTACTTGATCATCGTACTGAACATAAGTTTGATCTTTCTGCCACGGATGGTACTTGATCATAAACTTGGTATCTGTCCCAAGAACTTTCTTCCCGAAAACTGTGTTCTCCAAGAATTTAATTTTACTGCCCTGTGAGTTAGACGCAGAGAGACGAGTCGTACCCTGCGTTACAGAAGATACGAATACATAAAAGTCATTGTCCTGAATGTCTTGATAGAACATTCTGGTTGTATCACTTTTTAATTTACTTGTCAATACCTCAGTCATATCACCTGTACCTGTTCTTTTCTAATATTTATAAGCAATTGCATCAACCTCTTCTACGAATACGAGGTCGTGGGTGTGTTTTTCCAGAAGTTGGTCTATTTCTGAAGTTTTTTTGTGGAAAAGTTGTTCCAGTAATCGCTCTTTGGTTAATCCATCTCAAGTATTTATTCGGAGCGCCCTGTAGACTATCTCTATCCATTGGATCATCTGCTTCAGTGTCAGCCATTTGATCACTGTTTGCGTTATCTATTACCCATGCATGCGCCTCAGCTTGTGTCATGTTAGGCCAACTTTCGGCAAGGATCGCCAATACGCCAGCCACTTGAGGTCCTGACATACTTGTTCCTGCATACTTACCTAGTTCGTAATTGTCATCTCTAGGGTCATTAATGCCACCAGAAAGCAAGCTACTTTGGATACCTTCACCAGCAGCGAATATATCAACCTGATTACCACAGTTACTAAAGTTAGCTTTATCTTCATTCACATCATTAGATGTTGCACCAACGTTAATGATTGGTGCATACCCAGCACCTGATCCTGTACCTCTGTGTAAGTTCCACGAGTAGTCATAGCCATTGTAAACCATGTTATATGTGTTGTTGTAATCTTGATCAGATGAATTAACAGTTTTCCATGCATCATTACCAGCAGATGCCACAATAATAATGCCATCATCAATAGCGTCTTGCATATCAGCATTACGAGAGGTAAAGTAATTGGGAATATCCATTTGAAGATTTGGAGCATAAAAACCACGATCACGCAATTCTTGTGTTGTCAAGTCTCTTCCTGGGTTGAAGTCAACTCCACGATAATTTACTCTTGTCACTTTACCAGTTGTATAGCTTCCACTGTAGTTAGTTGTAAGTGAAGAACCATAACTGTTATTGGTGATAGTAGGGTTTCTACGTCCAGTTTTTGGATTGATTGGCTTAGTGTTATGCCAAGCACGTATGTAGTCCCACATAAGCGACGATGAGAGGCTATTAGGATTTGAGCTATATGGACTGATATTGTAGATTGTCGCGTCCCTAGCCCACCCCTGTGAGTTCCCAGCGACAGTACCAGCACAGTGTGTGCCATGGTTGTTATCATCTTCATCTATTGGATTTATGTAAGAACCAGAGCGGTCATATGTGTATGTTCCATTGCCACCACCTGTTACAGCATTCGTCAAGGAAAACCAATTGAATTGATTTACGCGAGATGATGGGGCATACCCCGAAACACCTGCGTCATTATTTTGGAATACGTTCCTTAATGTAGGAAAGTCTGGTTTTGTCAACACTGGATCGATGTATGTGTTAAACAAAGCGTAACCTAATGGATTGTATGTTTGAATTCCACTTGGCGTTCTCATAGTATCAGCCCATTCTGGCGAAAGACTGCCACCATCCCAAAATTCACTCATCTCCCACATATTAAAGTTAAGAAGATATAGATATTCTTTATAAGCTACTTCTGCTTGATCAGCATTTGTATTCCAGTTAGGCGCATAATCTGTAGGATCAAAGTAACTACCAGTAATAGCTTCTGACATCGCAAGATGCAAAGCTGTATTGGCAAAACCAGAGTTTTCAGATGCAACCCAATTTAATGCTACGTCTGAACCATCGACTGCACCTGGTAAACCAAATAAATGAATTGTGTGCATGAGGTGTTCTACAACCTCTTCTACATCTGTATCTCCAACAGATGGTGACGGACCCGAAACGTTTCTATACCAAACCATATCGTTATGGACGTGTGTATCTAAGAAACCTTGGTATCCTACATAAGAGCTAATGTTTTCATCAAGTAAGAAGTTTGGTTCATACTGACCACCACCACCGTAAGCAACTCTTTGTACTGTAGGTAAACCTGCATGAGTAGTGCCTGGCTCTCCCTTTAGGGTAGAGATTAATCTCTTTTGATCATCCAAGTTGACATTACTACCATCTGGATCAATCATCATATCAACAACTCTTGCTACTTTTTTGCCCCACTCATCTGGCGTTGCAATTTGACCACCAGAAACACCAGAAACAACAATCTTCAAACCATTAATGTTAATTGATCTATCGAACAATGCGCTATTAGTATTGTCGTTTACTAGGTTGCCTTTATAGTGTGCTGTCTCTCTTGGTTTAAATTCTGGATGTTCTGGATCAATGTGACCATCAACAATAACAACATCAACATTCTCACCTGATGAAGTAACCGTCAAGTCACTCACGTAAGTGTTAGTTCCATTAGAACCCCAATTGGCTCTATTGGCATCTTCACTATGTCTTAACAAACCCCAATTGTGATCTGTCGCATCTGTGAACCAATCTTTAGAAAACTTCTCGTTAGTCATTTTCCAACCAGTTGGCTTAGTCGTGAGATCAATAATCTCAGCAAGCTCGACGTCCCATACTCTAGGGTCGTTCTTTAACTCTTGTGCTTCATCATGAGTTAGCATATAATGTGTGTTACGACTGATTATTCTTCTGTTTGCAACTTCAACAGCACGTTTTGGGAACGAAGGTTCAGAGTCGTAAACATGCACAGCACTTTCTGTGGTTTCGATATCATCATAGAATTGCTCAAGGTCATCTTTGTTGTGTAGGGTGACGATGTACTCGTGTAGCATATTATGCCTCCAGTTGAAGTACGTTTAGTGTAACTGTAACTGTTCCTGCTGAGCCTGATTTATTTGTCACTGCACATGGGATTGTAGTTGTTGGCGTGGCTTCCATGTTAAAGCCCATTGAAGATGGTGACATCAAAACAGTTTCTGCGCCTGTTGTGATCACCTCTGCAATAACACCAGCATCTGGCGTTGGGTCTGTCACTTCAAGTCTACTTGCATCAGCAGTTCTAGTCGCACCGTTTGAATAAATTCTTACCCAAGCCGCTTTATCTGTTGTGATTGACAAAAGAGCATAACCCTTAAATCCTGTGATATCAAGGTTTGCTGTTGCGCCATCCGCTAAAGATGCTGTTGTCCCAACTTTGTTAATTCTTGTTTGTAGGCTTGAACCGCCACCGCCACCAACTTCAGAAAAGTCTGCTAAACGAACCCAAGCACCTGCATGTGCGTAATATGCTTTCCCAGTTCCATGTACGTGAGCGAACATGCCGTGATAACTACCAGCAGCAGGTAAATCACCTTCTGCGTCATATACGTTACCAAATAATACTTTGTTGCCTGACATATCAAGATCAGCGCTAGTAACTAAATTAATGATTGCGTTGTTTGATAAACCAGCACCTGAGTTATCAACCCAATCGAATTCAGTTCCAGTCCAAGATAATACTTGGTTGTTAGTCGCACTAGCTACATTTAATTCAGTATCAAGATCAACTGAAGCTGATGAGTTGACGAAAGTGAAGTTTCCAGCACCATCTGTCGATAGAATTTGATTGTTAGAACCATCCGTAATACCAAAGGCTGTAATGCTTATTGGCTTATTAGACAAGTCAGCATAACTGCCAGAAAACGTTTCGGCGTTGTACAACTCGGTAAAGTTCTCGTTTACTTTGGTGAAAGCGTTTCTTAACGGATCACCAGTACCGTCATTATCCGCAAGTCCTGTATTTACAATTTGCTTAGCCATGTTTGCTCCTAAAGTCTTTCTACTTATTTATCTGTTTATACTACGTCAGCTTTGAGGTTGATCGTATCTACAGAAATAGTATTTCTATCTGATGTGTATTTAATATCTATGCCTGGTTGATTAGGTCCGACGATCTCAGGACCGCCAATAATTTGGTCTTCTTTCTTGGAAGCGTAGAACCTATGTCCTAAACCAACTTCTACCTTATTCTTATATACAAACCTACCAAAAAGTCTCGTACCAGCAAGGTGAACATTCTGCTTAAGAGTTTCTTCATACACACCAAGATCAACAGTAGACAAGATTTCGTATGAGAATTCTTGATATAAATCACTGTCATGTATCTTATTGCGAGAGTCGTAGTAACTTCCGTCTGGTTTGTAGCCATTAATCTGTGAGGTTTCACTACCCCAGAAACCTGCTGTGATGCCTTGAGAGTCAGCCCTAAGTGTACCCTTTGCATGTTTGACGCCATCATCATCTACAATGTAAACAATTTCGTCATCCAAGTGACCAAATCCAGAGTTAGTAATCTTAACTGCTGAAATTCTACCTGTGGCGAATTGAGTTTTTGATCTCATGTCAGCATTAGCACCAAATTTCTCAGATGTATAATCTCTTTCAGATGCCGTAACGTCATAGCTAGTACCCTTGTGGGTAATAGGCGTTGCGTCGAAACCATAGTAAGCATAAGGTCTAACCTTAATGAAAGACCTGTCCGTGTCAATTCCTGTGATAACCCCATTAACTCCTGATGAAGGCTGTGTGAGTGCATCCCCAACAGAGAATGAAGCACTAAGGACTGGCAAGGTTATAACTTGTTCGTGTCTGTCAAACGCAATCATAACTGTGTCACGTACTAGTGTGAATACATCGTTAGTATAGTTATCACCAGGATTTACATTCTCGAACGCATCGATAGTGCCAATTTCAAATGGCGAAAGATTGAATGCTTGGTCTAGTGGTGTCGCTAATGTTACTGGCGAAGCACTACCACTCATAAGAGTTGTTGCTGGTGGGTTTGCATTGTAATCTGCTGAATTTAATGGCACACTTAAGAACGGTGAGATTAAATCAGTAATTAGGTTCACAGTTTCAATATTAGAAAGGCTTTCAACCTTAACGTCAGTATCTAAAGCAGTTTCTGGATACAAAGCACCAGGTGAACTATTGTTCTTGATAGATACCGTAAAGATACCAGTTATGGTAACATTTGGTGTTCTGTCCATTGTAGTAATGGCTCTGTTAATAACAAACTCATCCCCAACATCCATCTTTATACCAACGGCTGATGCGTTCTGCCCAAGTACCGTACCTATGTTTCCACCAGTATCAATAAGTCTTTCGAGATTAGTAAATTCAAGATTTTCGTTATTTAAGACAAGAACTTGATCTGTAACTTCTAGTTTGGTATTTTGTATTGTATACCCAAAGCCACCGTCTGTCAATGTGTAATCAACAATACCTGTAAACTTGGCTTCAGTTTCTGTTACAACAACTTCACCACCATTACCATACTCACTTTGAATTTTAAATTCGTCGCCTACAGCATTTCCTGTTGTGCCGCCATAATCCAAATCAATGATCACATCTGATGCAGAACCATTTATAACACCAAACGAAACATCTTGCCCATCAATCCTAGCCATGACATTATCATACTTAGCAAAACTACCCCTTACGTTAGTGAGATAAAGAATTGGTGTTAGTGTTCCGTTCAAAATTATGAAGTTGATCTTGTCAACCGCCGCCTTAGCGCCTGACGTTGTACCTTGGATGTTTTTAGCTAGTAAATCACTATATTGATAATACTTTATTCCATCTCTTGCATAGAAAACTCCACTATTGGGAACCATCTGAAGATACGTACCAGTCTGCCACTTAGAGTCAGATGCTTTCAAAACAAATTTTGCTGGGTTGTTAATCTCTACATCTTCACCATAGAACATTCTAAAGAATAGAATGATGCCACTCTCCGAACCCTTACGTCTGTAAAGGTCTAGGATGTTTTTAACTACGAGCCTTACGCTTGCATCTTCAAGCAAAGGCAGATCAGCCAAATACTTCTTTTGGTAGAAAATAATCATGCTTTCAAGAGTAGTTGTGATATCTCTATATTCAAACATGCGTCTTGAATTGTAAACACCCTGATTAGGTGTGGTTTCTAAAAACTTGTAATAGTCTTGAACAAGTTGAACCAACTCAGCATTTTGTTCACGATATATCGCAGGGAACTGTTGAGGTATCTTAAATGCTATTTTCTTTTCGATATCTGACATTATTTTGTCTCAATAAGGTTAATTGTTACGTCCATATCTTTCAAAGTGAATATTCTGCCATTTGGTGCAGTAATATCATTCTTAGATGTACTCGCCATGATTTTAATACCAGCTCCACTATAACTATCTGCAATGAACCCAACTAGGTTGACTTCGCCAGTATCGTAATTTACTGTCCCAATCGAAGGCTTGACAACTTTGGGGTTAGCAACGTCACTAGTAATGATTTGAATATTACCAACACCATCATCTTGAAGATAAACATTTTGTCCGTTGTAAGAGAACACACCACTTTTGATTGCTGGTTTGTATGTAGAAAATCCTCTATCCTCATCGAATGGATATGGCTTGATGAGTTTAGCAACAAATTTAAACGATGGGTTTAGTGCAACGTTAAGTGTTGGAGAAAACTCAATGTAAGGCATTACTGAAATTTCATTACTTACCACTGAGATGTCTACCGCATCGATAGCCGATGACAATGCTGAAACTCTAAGCTTCGTATTAAAGTCATCAAGATACTCTGTGTTATAAGCCGCAATAACATTTCTCGCTAATGTTTCGATATCGCCAGTAGATTTTCGGGTTAACTTAGGATTATAATACAAATCAACAACTGCGCAACCATACATGAATTTAGTTGCTACGAAAATAGGCTCAATTGCAAGTGGACTTCTCTCTTTCAAATACTCAATGTATGTGTTAGAAAGAGTATTAGATAAGCTTTCTTGTCCCTGACCAAGGTATACCGATATGGCAACCTTACCGAATTGTGGTGGTTCTAGGTCTTCGCCGCCATATGCGGCAACCGCTTGGATTTCTGGGTATTGCGTTTTCAAAAGAATTTCATAGTCTGATGTAGTAACAGCACGTTCTTGTATTTGCAAACTCTTGGGAGCAAAGTATCTGATACTTTCAATAGTTTCTCTCTCAGCACCACCAGCAGCCATTTGTGTTGTTACCACCACCGCTTTACCAAAGTTAGTAGCCATTGAGAATGTTTTAGCGCCATTACCTTCAATACCAGAAGTAATTCTGTAGCGCACTCTAATGTCTTCGAACTCTTCTGGTTGGAAGCCAAAAACATTGTTTCCAAAATAAATTGTATAACGACCATCGTAATATGGTTCAATATAGAATACCTTGTCTGTTGCCCCAACACCAAAGATGTCGTTTTTGCGCAAGAATACGTTTTCATTTTCTGTAGCTTCAGCATCAACAAATACCGAAATGGATTCAGTATCTGCGTTTTCGTTTGAAAGTACCACGCGCAAGATGCCATCTTCATCAACAAAGAAACCCTCACGCTCAAAACTTGCCAACATTTGACCTTCAAAGATTTCAACGTTTTCTGCTACGAACGTGTTAGGCGCAGTTTTCTTAGCGACATACGCTTCATTAGTAACAAACTCAAAGTTCTCGCCGTTATGTATTGTCGTGAATGGTGAGTATTGTGGAATTGTAATTGTTTGTCCTGTCGCGGTAGCATCTGTAAACGTAACCGCCACCACAGCTTTCGCTGATCTTCTTGATCGTGGAAGGTAGTTCAATTCCTTGGCGTGTGAAACAACTGAGTTGCGCATCACGGCAGAGTCAAGGAACATCTCATTGATCGCCATGTTGGTGTAGAAGTTGTTTTGAAATGTATTGTAAGACAAGACGTCAAGCAATACAGACATGTTTGAACCATCAAAGTTATAGTCTTTAAATTGCGTCTGGCTTTGCAGATACTCTTTGAACTGCGACTTTACTGCCTCGAAGTCTAGTTCTGAAATGTTTAGCTTAACCATTTATCTGGTCCTCTCTAAAAATACATCAACCGATATAGGCTGTTGATTATTTAAAATGTAAAATTGAACTCTAATCTTGACCACATTATCGTCTAAGTTTGACGAAACTTCCACATCAATTATTTCTGCCCTTGGTTCGTGCAACTCAAGTGTTGTGCGTACTTGGTCTTCCATCAGAGTTAAAACCCCTGGGGTTATATTTTCGAATAACATAGCTCTAAGATTGCCACCGATTGTCGGTTGCATTAACCTTTCACCACGATCAGTGAGAAGTAGGTTTTTTATAGATTCCTTAACGGCATCTTCATCTTTGAATACAGTCAAGTCCTGAGACAATGGGCTGATCTCAAGGTCTTTCTTGAAATCTGCGTATATCGAAATCTTTTTTTGTTTATTTGTTACTAATGCTACTACCATCTTGTTCCCCAAGTCCTTGCGTTATCTTGATTTCTCCAATCTAAGTGAATGAATCCTTTGCGTCGGTAATAGCCAAAGCTAGTGAAGCCCTGTCTCCTACCCTCATTCACCAAGTCAGTTCGCATTTGTTGCGACCAACTAGTAACAGCAATATCTACAGCTTTCCCCAACAAGTGCTGTGAATATAGCGCCACGCCGTTCACCCCTCGTATATCTCTTAAATACCTTTGGTATCTCTCATTTCTATACAAACTTTGTATTCTAAAAGAACCGAACCCTGGATGTAATTCATTCATTCTCTTATTTAGCCGTAATATCATTATCTTCGTTGTCATAGTATTGTCATTAGTAGCACCAGTCCAACCCAAAGCACCAAGAATTGGTTCACTTTCACCTGGCCACACATTAGATACCCAACCACCAGTTGGATTGAATACAGGATGACGCCCAAGCTTAATTTGTGTCCAAGTTGGTATTTCTTCTCTTTCTCCTGGCGAAATTGGTATAAAGATTGGCGCTGGTTGTGTAGCTTCAGTTTCGAGATCGACATCAGGTAGTGGAGACGTGACGATTGCGGGTGGTGTCGTCCACAATTCCATTGATTCTCTTGTTCTTGCGGCTCTTTCTTCATCCGAAAATCTAATGCCGCCAGCCGCAACTACTTGACTGGTTACAGTACCAGTGGCAGACCTAATTGTGTTAAGTGCGGTTTGATAATCGTCTGCAATACGATCAAGAGGTGCTTTAACTCCACTAATAATGGCTTCTACGCCAGCAGCAAAACCGCAAATACGTGCCATTAGAAACAAAATCTCTTCTAATGATGGGTTGTCAAACAAACCAACTGCGTAGTCAATCATTCCTTTTAGTTTAGATTTTATCCTATTGATATTTTCTTCAGAGAAGAATCTACCAATTTGATCTTTAATATCTTGAACTTTGTCCATAATTTTGTTTTGAATAAAGTTTTCTACTTGACCCATAATATTAGCCATGCTAAAGTTTTCTACAGCATCTCTAATCTTATTTATAGTACCCATAACCGCATCGGTTATTTTCTTTTTGATTGCTTCAATAAGAGCCTTAACTTTAATTGCTTCAAATAATGCTTTTATTGGGTCTTCGATGTTTCTAATCTTGGCGATGAAGCTAAGAGCATCTCCAATAAGACCTTCTACTTGACCAATGATAGCGAAGAAACCACCTATCGCCCCAAATACATTAGGCAACACCGAACAAAAACCACCCAATACAGAATTTGCATAACTACCCCTATAGAAGTCATCAAGCTCTCCCAAGAACTTAGGTGGGTTTTGGTTTGCAGAGAAATTGGCTGATGTGGGTGTGTAATTATAATCTTTGATAAACTGGGCAAATTCAATTTGAGAAATCGGACCGTTTAAAATTCTTGTCTGTAGTAATGTATAGTTTTCAATATTTTCGACCATAAAAGTATTTGTGTTAATACTATTGTTTATGAGGTTTAGATTATCAGCAAACGAACTACCGTATTTCTCAACAGCCAACACAATTGGGTTGCTTTCGAAAGATGCAACCACATTTTTTTTGAAAGAATCTTCAAACACAGAAATTTGTGCCAAAGCCAGTTCACCATTAGCATTAGTCGTTGCTTGGGGCGAGGCTTTGAACACCTTTTCTTCTTCTGGACTTAGACACCAATCACGATTGGTTAAGTTCTTTTCCATTACTGCGTTCCCTTAGTCTTTACTACTTTATTTATCATCAAACTAGCGTCCCACCATCATCAGAACCATCATCTTGTGATGCAATTCCTTCACCACTAGCAGAAGGAAGGTCTGTAGGAGCTACATCTGTGCTTAGTGTCACTGGTTCTGGTGCTTCTACTGATGTTGCACCCTTAGATGGTTCAGAAGTTGCAATATCGCCATCAGCATGTGCGGCATCTGCCCCACCTTCAGCCATACGAACAATTTCATCTACATAAACAGTCGATCCTCTTACAGACAACTTACCGTCCGAACCAAGTGTTAATACGCCACCTCTCATATCAGCAGTTCCTGTTCCGATGATATTGAGATCAGCAGATTTAATATTCATTTCTGTTGTGGCAAATAAGTTCATATTATTAGCCTTAATATTCATATTCGTTGTCGCTTCAGACCAAATAAATGGTGCTTTCGCATACCAACCAATACCAGCCTCAGTCTGCAATTCTTTCTCAGCCTTGATAGACATAGTACCAACATTAGCTTCCATCTTAACATCAGCACCACGAATTTGTACTTGGTTTCCTGCTTGCATTGTTGATTGACCACCAACAGAAAGTAAGTGGTTGCCATGCACTAGCTGTTGTAAGTCACCATTAATTTCTTCGATCTTATTACCTTGAACGTAAACATAGCTGTTACCCATAACCGTGACGCTACTCATGCCAGAAACAGAAACGTGTTGGTTTCTATCGTTTACCTCATACCTATCACTAACCGATTTATCTGTTTTTGTACCATGTGAATCTACTTGGACAAAAGACCCAGACGCATGCCAAATCATAATTCTTTCAGAACCGGGTGTGCTATCTATTTCAATTGAGTTTTTGCCAGAATGAATAACCCTGTTGTGTGTATATCGTGCGTTATACGCCGTTGGTGGTTCTGACCAAGCTTTCGAACCATTCTCGTCTCCCCCGACTTTTACATCTTTAGTACGCATAGTTTCTTGTTGTAGAACATAAGTTTCATCAATGTACTCAGCACGATAAAGTCTATGGTTCTGTGGCTGTCCGAAACTTTCTGGATCACTGCCTTCTGCATGTAATGCGGCATTAGTTGGTGGCACGGCTCCCCAACCATCTACTTCTGGGTTCATAACTTTCGTCATTTGACTTGGGATTACACCAAGTATCATTGGCTGTTGTGCGCCACGACCATCCATAAAGAAGCCAAATACCCAAGAGTTTGTCTTTGGTACAATGTTGACATCGTAACCACCGTGAATACATATAGCCCAAGGCAAGTCTTCCGTCTCAACATCCTTATTGGTTCCATGAATACCAAATGCTCTTACTTGAACTCGTCCTTCTTTTCTTGGATCATCGTTATTTTCAATAACACCAACAAACCACAACGGGTCTTTAATTCCTAATCCATAATCACTCATCTACTTCACCTTTGCTCCAGTCAAACTTGACCAATTTAATTACTGCGCTCAAAACATTCTGATCGTCACGGACGTGTCGAGTTTTTTCCACTAAGTATCTACCACTAAGCGTTTCATTGCGAGACAAGTTGCTGATGCCATCCAAAGACTTGATGTCAAAATTTACAATCATACCGGGCATAATATCTAGTCTGCCTTTCATAATACAAGACAGTTGTGTATTATGAAGGTGTTCATGGTAAGAAATCCTATTAGAAATAATTTGTGAGACGAACCTTTCTGTGTGTAGAGGGCTAGAAGTGTCACCACTTTGTTGGTAATCTTTAAAAACGATAAAGTCTTTTGCGTTTTCATCAGTGAATGTGTCTTCTCTGAATTGCGCTGTGTGTGGATTGTCGGCAAGATTGCGTGGATTTCCTGACATATCAATGTACTTTGCATCCGTCGAGAAGTCGAATGGATAAACGTTTACTTCTCTTCTTACAAAATCAATTTCGGTTACCTTGTTTCGATAAGAACCAGAGAATATGTCAGACGCAGTGTCGATACCTTTTGATATGATTGTGAACTCTTCAACCCTGTTTACTTGTTCATTGGGATCAGTCCCCTCAACAGAAGCTGCTGGCGAGTAGAATAGATCAATAAGGTCACTGGTTCTCGCACTCTTAATAAAATATTCGTCAGTTGCAAAATAAAAGTTTTTTAAAGTCTCAAAGAACTTAAATGAGTTTGAAGGCGTTTCTGGTTGATATGCTTGAGTGTATAGAAAATTCATAGTTTCTGTTGGTATCATATTTGGTATGACACACCTAGTAATGTTCATAGTTGGTTGTACAAAAAAGCTTCTTTCTGGTTCCTCAGAGATAGTGTGCCTTGCAGTTGCAAACTCATTAACTCTATTTCCATTATCTGGATCAAGATAGTTCGTCGAACCTAGACTCGCGAAATATGTATTGAAAACTTTTTTGGCAATATCACTGACGGAACTATCGTATGCCTTAGTAATTCTTCTCTTTGATGCATTGTAAGAAATGTTAGAAACGAAGTTAATGTTATACACTACCTGACTAGAACTTTCACTCGCTTGAATGTTATCAATTCTAAATACGTGGGTTTTTAGGTTGACTTCAGTATTCAAATCAAAAGCTTTGATCTTGAGTTCAAGCATTTCTTCTGATCTCAGAGGAAAACCTTCGAGAAACCCAACAGTATCTTGAATAGTAATGCTACCATTATAGCTACCCGCATCCATAGACTGAGAAATCTCAAACTTAGTCACCATATTTGCTATGTCTTCTTTTTTGTCCCCAGAATGTGAAGTTATAACCGCGTTTAGAACCTCACATACAGATGGAGCAAATTCACCAGTACCTGCCATTACCTACTTCTCATCTTTTTAATAAAACTAGAAGATATTTGTGGGAGGAATTGGTTATCAACCAAGAATATTTCTTTCTTGTTGTTATTATCAACTAATTCTTGGTCGTAAATTTTCCAAGGCTTCCATTCATCTGGAATAATTCTTTTGATAATAATTTTACGACCTTGCTCAGTACGCAAGATGATACGATCCTCTTTGCGAAGGTAAATCGTTCTAAACGATTCTGGGGCTAGTTTTACAATATCTACTGCCATTGATTACACCTCTTTATAATAATAGATGATATTTTCATCATTATCATCTCTAGTCCAATCAACGATATCTTCGCCAATCAAGCCTGATTGCTCACCGTACTTATCGATGAGGTAGCTGTTAAAATCTGCTTCTGATTTAGGCCATTCGTGATATGGGTCCATAATGTTATTAGAATGATAAACTAACCATGTGAAATCAGTAGACCCATAATAGAACTCAGCAACATCTTCTGGTCTTTGCCCTTCTTTAATCGTATATGGCAAATGAAGAAGTGGGTTGTTGGAAACTTCTTTAGTGAAGCTACTTCTGCGTGTGATGTCACGCACTAACCTACCTTCATATTCTATTACTGGAAATTGCTTAAAATATTTAGTCATTATGGTACGTTCCCTTCAGAAACTGCTGTGTCATGCAATACACTCTGTTGGATGTCATTAGATTCTGTGCCGTAATCATGTGCTGTTTCAATTTCTAATTCTTGGAATGACATTGCAATTTGAACACCAGCAGGCTTACCACCCTTCATGATAGCAACGCCACCACCCGCTCCATAATCAACAGTGAATTGAGTAACCATAGATGTTTTGAACTTAATAAAGTGGTCTTCATTAACACCAAGCAAATACAGATCAACTGTAGATGGGTATTGCAAGAACGCTTTAGATATTCCTGCCAAGTCAGTAACTGTGGGCAAAGAGTTCTTTTTAACCATGTGTACAATATTGCGAATACGTTCTGAATCAGTTTGGTTGCTAGGGAAAAGCTCCCAAGTAAATTGATGGCTTCTCAAATTCACACCTTCAAACGCAAGGGTTTCTCTTGGGTTCAATGTTTGATTAGTGGCGATGTCAACAGACTTGCCCATTGTTCCTGACATTAGTGGGCTATTTCGTAATAGGTATTGAGCGCCTGATGCAACATCTGTAATGGAAGTACCCAGAAATTTACCTGCAATACTATTAAGACCACCACTTACACTGCCACCAGACAAAGCCGATGCCAAGTCAGCACCAGATGATTGAAGTAGCCCTGGGACATCGGAGACGTCACCACCAGAAGCAAATGATGCTAGTTTAGATGCGATAGTTTCAACGAATGGATCACGTTCAAAACCATTTATTCTTAAATCAGTTGCGTCTTGAAGATTTTTTGGGAACGGCAATTCAATAGCATTTGCAGACCTCAAGCCTACGCCAGAAGCCCTTCCACCACGTGTCACCCTAGTATCATCACGAGTATTAAAACCATCTGCAAATTTAGCGTAATCATATTTCTTAAATACCATCAACATGCTATGTGGATGTGGCTGTGCTGGAAATGATTGATAAGAAGTTCTGCTTTCGCCCAACTTTCTTCTTTCGAAGACTTCTGGTCTATTATGTCTGATGCCGTTGAACATTGAGAATCCCTGACTGTTTTCTTATAAATAGTATTGTATAAGTCTATTTATATAACACTGAGAGGTTAATTTTATTATATCATGGCACATAGTGGTAGATTTCGTCCAAAAAACCCTTCTAAATACAAGGGCGACCCAACAAAGATCATTTATCGGTCTATGTGGGAGTTCAAGTTCTTTAGATACGTGGACATTCACCCTGATGTATTGTGGTGGCAGTCGGAAGAAGTCGTAGTTCCTTACATGTCTCCTATTGACGGAAGACGCCATAGGTACTATCCTGATGTAATTGTCAACAAGAAAACTGGCGATGGCACATCTGCAACTATAATGATTGAGATTAAACCTTATGCACAAACAAGACCGCCTGATAGGTCTAAGAAGAACGCTACCAAGACTGGTAGAATATCAAGGAAGTATTTGAATGAGGTTAAAACCTTTGGGATTAATGATGCAAAATGGAAAGCCGCTAGGAAATTCTGCGCTCAGCGTGGGTGGCAATTTGTTATTTACACAGAAAAAGAACTGGGAATAAAATAAAATGGTAGCAAAAGTATTCGACGATATCCTCTTGAAAGGTATTAGATCAGGACAAATGCCCGCTCGTACCCAAGAAGCACGTAAGTGGTATCGTGATCAAGCCGCAACTGTTACTAAGAAACAAGCTGAGGGAACAAGGCTAATCAAAGAGATGGGCAGAGATCGTTATGAAAACAGATTTAGATTGGGTAACATGTATACATTCATGTACGATCCTAAGCATAAAGCTGACAAATCTAAATTACCATATTATGACAACTATCCGCTAATTTTTCCCATAAATAAAGCAAAGGGTGGGTTCTTAGGAATCAACCTACACTATTTACCACCTGTGTTAAGAGCAAAGTTAATGGATGCTCTATATGACACGGCGAACAACAAGAGTTACACAGAAGCGACTAAACTAAAAATAAATTATGATATATTA